CTAGGGGACGGGCCCACCCAGCAGCACCTCACGCACGGTGCTGCCGGTCAGGAACTGGCACACCGCGTCGGCGAGTGAGGTGGCGATCTCGACGTTGTCCGGCCCGAGGATCGACTGCTCGCCCTTGAGGATCGCGTTGACGACCGCCTTCTGGGCGGCCTCGTCGAGCTGGTTGTAGTCCGCGCACGTCATCGTCAGCGCATCGGGTGGCGCCGGGACATCCGGGACGTTCGAGCCCCGGGTGGGGAATCCCGGGATGGTGATATCGGGCAGGCCGGGGATCTGCGGCAGCCCGGGGATCACCGGGGGACGGGCGCTGGTCGTGGTGGTCAGCGGCGGACCGGGTTCGGTGGTCATCGCGACGGTGCCCTCGGTGGTGCGTCCGCAACCGGCCAGCAACCCCAGCGCGATCAGTGCGCTGCCCGCCACCATCGTCGCCCGCCTCGTCGCCTGCGTGGTCGCCCGCATCACGGCTGCTCACCGCGGATCCACTGTTGTGCGAAGGCGAGGAACGCGTCGTTCTCATGCGGTGCGGCGACCGTCACCCGAACCCCGTCCTGACCGTAGGGCCGGACCAGGAGCCGGTTGGCGGCGGCGGCGTTGGTGAAATCATCGGTGCGTCCCGGGATCACCAGCCAGACGAAGTTGGCCTGCGAGGGTGGTAGCTCGTAGCCCATCTCCCGCAGCGCCGCACTCACCCGCGCACGTTCGGCCACCACCGCGTCGGTGCGGGCCAACAGCTCGTCTGCGGCATCCAGCGAGGCGATGGCCGCGGCCTGGGAGATGGTCGTCGCGGTGAACGGCACGTACACCTTGCCCAGTGCGGTGACGATATCCGGGTCGGCGACGGCATAGCCGATGCGTAGGCCCGCCAGCCCGTAGGCCTTCGAGAAGGTTCGCAGCACAACCACATTCGGGTAACGCCTGACCAGGCCGAGGCTGTCGGGCAGCAGGCCGTCGCGGATGTACTCGACGTAGGCCTCGTCGATGACGACCAGGATGTCCGACCGGACGGCGGCCACGAAGGCCTCCAGCGCGGCGGGTTCGACGACGGTCGAGGTCGGGTTGTTCGGATTGCACACGAAGATCAACCGGGTGCGGTCCGTGACGGCGGCCAGCATGGCGTCCAGATCGTGGGTCTGGTCCTTCAACGGCACCGGTACCGGCGTGGCGCCCGCGGTGCGGATCTGCAGCGGGTAGATCTCGAAACTGCGCCACCCGAACACCACCTCGTCGCCGACGGTCGAGGTGATCTGGACGAGCTGCTGGCACAGGCTCACCGACCCGGCGCCCACCGAGATGTTCTCCGGGGCGAACGCCCCGTCGTCCAGGTGCTTGGCCAACCGATCGCGCAGATCGAGGTAACCGTTGTCGGGGTAGCGGTTGATGCCGGCCGCCGCGGCGCTGATGGCATCCAGCACGCCGGGCAGCGGACCATCGACGGTTTCGTTGCTGGCGATCTTGATGGCGCCGGGCACCGTGCGACCGGGCGTGTAGGCAGGGAGGTCGGCCAACTCGGGTCGCAGACGGGCGGTCACCCGGCCATTCTAGGGGTGCGTTTACCCGCGCTTTGCCTTCCGAGCCTCGGCCTGTGTAATCTTTGCGCTCGGCGGTTCCGGGGGTCCGGTACCCTCAGATCGTTCAGGAGGCGTGCCAGAGCGGCCGAATGGGACTCACTGCTAATGAGTTGTCCGCCTTAAAGCGGACCGGAGGTTCAAATCCTCTCGCCTCCGCCGAGTTTGACCAGCAGTACCGAATTGAATAGCACGACCAGGCGCCCGTAGCTCAACGGATAGAGCATCTGACTACGGATCAGAAGGTTAGGGGTTCGAATCCCTTCGGGCGCACCCACTCAGGATCGAGCATCGGTCCTGAACCTGTAAGCAGCCAGTCGCGCACCATCCCGGTGGCGCTGGCGATCTGCTCGATCTCACACAGATCCATCACCAGATGGCCGTGGAGTCGCTTCGAAAACGAGCTCGGCGTCATGCCGATGAACTTGGCGACGTCGCCCTTCTTGATTCCACGTGCCGAAAGCCCGATGCGAAGCCGGCCGGCCACCTGTAGGTGAAAGGCCGAGCCGTCTGGCGTCAACTCGATGACAGTGCTCATAGCCGAATACTTTAACCGGTGAGCGAATAGCTGCAAGCAGCACGGGCAGAATTTTCCCTACGCGACACGCGGGCATGAGCGAAAAACTTGGCCGGGGCACTCTGCGCGACTAGAAATGTCTCTGTGAGAAAAAACTCCACGCGCTACGACAGTGCGGGCGGCGTTGCGGAAGTCATCCGTGCCGAGCTTGCCCGACGGAAGTCGAGTCAGGGCGACCTTGCAGAGGTTCTGAGCCTGTCGCAGCCTGCAATCCACCGCCGAATGGCCGGCAAGGTTGTGTGGCGGGTTGACGAGCTCAACAAGGTCGCTGAGTACCTGGGCGTGCCCGTCGCGGAGATCATGGCGGCGTCAGCATGACCGGCGCCCTCCTGCTGGTGTCTCGCTGGCCAGGTGATGCCCGGTGAAGGGTTTCATCCCAGACCCCGGGGGATCGGGCGTCATCGCCCTCCTGACGGCCGCGGACGCTGCCTCCAGCTTCGCCCAGCGGCACCTACTCGGTATGCGTGACGCTGCGGTCATCGAGGCCGCCGACGAGGCGCTCGACCTCGACGACCGCCCTCTCGATCTCGATGACTGGGCGACTGACGCCTGGTGGCTCGAACAGCCGGCCGGGGGATCCTCGTGATTCCCGGCCGGCTATCGGTCGTTGCCGCCGCGATATCGCGCCGCGCCGTGCTGCTGGCGGCTCGGGCCGGTCACCGTGCCCTGGAGCGTCTGGCGCCGGCGTCGATCAACACCGAGCTCGCCGCCGCGATCGCGACCGGGATGTCCCGCAGCGACTACCTCGGCCCGTACTCCGTTCCGGCCAGCATCGGCGAGGCGGACATCCTCCACCACGGCTCTTACGAGTTGCGAATCTGCTTGCTGCACAATCGCGTATCGGTCGTGCCCCCCATGCGGGGTAGCTGCCCAGAATGTGACCCCGCTCCTGCCCATGAGGATGTGGCAGGAGACTGCCCGGCGGCGGTGAGCGACGGACTCGCCACCACGGCGCCCGCCGCCGGGCACCCCACAGCCAACGAACGATTCGGCAACTTCATCGCCGAAGCCTTCGCTGATGGCCGGCTGGTCCGCTGGGCCGGCGGCGCCATGCGCGAAGCCGCAGCGGCAGATCTGCGCAACGTCGGACTGATCAATCTGCTCAACGGTCCCAGAAGTTAGTAGGCCGCCACCCCCTGTCCCGGGGCGGCGGCCTCACCCACCACAACCAACCACCAGGAGAGGTCGCAGTGAGCACACCCACCATAACCAGACCCCGGCCGAAAAGGGCCGAGGCGCAACCGGAAACGCAGTGCGCGTACCGCTGCCCGGTCTGCTGGAAAGACGTCGAACGCGCCACGTATGGCTACATCGCCCTGCACTTCGACTCGGTCGACCTCGACGTGTGCCCGGCCAGCCGCGAACCGTTCACGATCGCCGAGCCCTACGTCCCCGAGGTCCCGACCCATATCCGCCGCCGGCCCCACCGCGAACGGCCAGCCTGGCACCGCCGCCGCCCCGCCTTGCGAGTCGTCGCATGACCGCCCGCATCTTCGCCGTCCTGACCGCGATCGCCCTCGGTGTCACGATGGCCGCGCTCGCCGCCTGCCAGTTCACCTGGGCCGCCGGCGCCCTGGCAGCCGCCTCCCTGGCCTCCATCGCGTGGGGACTGGCCAAGTCGACCGAGACACCCGCCGACCAGCCGGTCACCAGGATGTGGCGCGTCACACCGCCCTACGGCATCGAACGCGTCATCACCCCCGCACCGATCACCACCGAGCTCGCCTACAAGCCCGCCCAGGGCCGCACCGTCATCCGCGGCGGCCAGCAACCCGCCTGGGCGTCCCGTCACCCCGACCAACGTCCGATCTGGGACACCAACATCCACGGAGCACCTGAATGACAACCAGCACCCTCAACCGCGCACTCGTCTTCACCGAGCACGAGAACCACCTCACTACCGGCATGCCCGACCTCGTCGCCGTCGGCTACGTCAACGCACGCCGGCGCGACGGACGCGGCGAACGCGCCGGCGAACTCCTCGTAGTCCAGGGTGTCGACGTCTACATCGACAACAACGGTGGCGATGCGGCCGGATTCGGTGACATCGCAAGCTTGTTCGGCGGAAATCTGTTCGGTGGCAAGTGATATGGCCATTCATCCTGAGCCTTCCCCCATCGCCGGGAAAACGGTCGTCATCGACCTTTGTGACGGCAGGGGCGAGCGGGAGTGCCGCATCGAGGACTACTGGGACCGTGTCAATGGGGTGTCGTGGATGTTCGCCGAAGGTAACCCGGCCGCGCTGAAGTATGCGATCCGGGCAGGTATGCGCAGCGATCCGCTGCCGATGGACGACGAGGTTCTGTACGGGAAGATCGGCCCGTACGGCGAGCTGGTTCACACCAGCGAGGTTGTCGCCGTCCAGGGTGAGCTGAGTGGGGACAGCCCCACCCCGGACAGCTCGACGGCCGCGACCGCCGCCGCGGATGCATTCGTCACCCACGACCAGAATGCCGATGGCACCGCCATCACTTTCGCGATCGTTGAGGACGAGTCAGGCGACGTCTTCTGGGCACACGGGCACGTTCCCGCGACCGAGTTCATCGGCGAGATCAACCGATGGCTAACGCACACCTTGGACGAGGATGAAGTACTACGCCTAGACCTGCCGATCGACCATCTGTGGGCCAAGTTCGATGACGAGCATCGTGACCGATTCAAACTGGTCGACAAGCCGTGGCTCGGCACCAAAGAGCAGGCGGATCAGGTTTTTCCCGTAACCAGGCTGCTGCTCTGATGGCCGCCCCCAACACGGTGGATGTCTACGTCACCGCGGTGAGCGTCACCGAGATCTTCGCCGACCCCACATATCAACGGATCTGCGATATCGCCCGCGCCCGAAAGATGGCCGGCACCTGGGACCGCCGCCTGGCCGGCATCCTCGAAATCTCCGACCGCGGCGAGGACCACACCCCGCGCTACGCCGTCCTCGACGGACAGCACCGATGGGCCGCCGCCAAGTGCCTCGCCCAACCGCCCACGCTGGTCGCCAACGTCCACACCGGCCTCACTCTGGCCGAAGAAGCAGCCCTGTTCGACAAGCTCAACCGCCAACGCAAACAGACCTCGCCCTGGGACCACTGGCGCGCCCGCCGCACCTCCGGTGACCCGCTCGTGCTCTCGATCGAGCAGGCCGCCACCGAGCTCGGCTTCGACGTCGGCGAACGCGCATCCAAAGACGGCACCCTGTGCTGCATCTCCACCCTGGAGAAGATCGCCGCGTCCGCCGGCGGGATCGACCTGCTGCGCTCCACCCTCACCATGCTCCGATCCGCCTGGGGCCACCAGCGCACCGCCTACGAGGCCCCGATCGTGCACGGCATGGCCATGGTGCTCTACACCTTCGCCGACCGCCTCGACGCCGACACCCTGCTGCGCGGACTCAGCGAGACACCGCCCGCCCGGATCCGCCTCCAGGCCCAAACCCTGCGAGACGCCGGCACTGTCGGATCCATCGCCAAGCTGACCGCGATCGCCATCGCCAACCAGCACCGCCGCCGACCCGCCCTCACCTGGCCGACCAGTTGGAAAGGCGCACTGCCGGCCGCGCCGAAAGACAAACCGCACACCTGGGGCAGGTCTACCCAGCCTGGGAAGCCACCGGCCCCGGCGCGTTCATCAATCCCGGCGCTACCCAACGATCCGACCCCACCAGTCCCGCACCCGACACCCGCCGCACCCGCACTCGAAACGGTCGGCCAGCCAGCCGCCCCCGCATCCATCACCGTGCCCGCCGGCACACCGCCCCCTGCATGGGCCGCAGGCGACCACGACGCAGCCATCGCCGAGATGGAAGGCCGCACCGTCGCCGAAGTCGCCGACGCACTCAGCATCCCCGAACGCACCGTCCGACGCATCGCCGCCGACCTCGGCGTCGAACTTTCCTAAAGACAGATCCGGCCGAGAGATACAGGAGATCCCAAGTGGCCAAAGAACTCACCATCGAACGATGCCCACCTACGACGAGCTCGGCCGTCTGCACCGTGCCGCGTTCGGCGATGGCTACGCCTACCAGGTCTTCGCGCCGGCCGCGCAACACGTCAACATCCACCAGAACGCCCTGCATCTCTGGGGCCGCGCTGACGGCCCGCCATGCCTGCCCGAGTTCGGACTATTCGGGACCATCTGATGGATGAAAACACCGTCAAGGACGCCTTGACACCTAAACGTGCAGGTCGGGTGACCGAGACATCGGAGTTCGCCGCGTTCACCCGCCGGATCGTGCGGGCCTACGCACGCCGCGTCGGTGACGGCGACGTCGAAGCGCTGCCCGAGCTCCTGGCCCTCGCCGGCGAGGTCGACGCCGCGATCGCCAAGTCGGTGGACGGCCTCCGCAACGCCGGCTACTCATGGGCTGAAATCGCCACTCGGCTCGGCACCACCCGACAAGCCGCACAACAACGATTCGGCCGGGCCGCGTCATGACCGCGGCGACAGCGACGGGCGCCGCGGCGATCACCTCCGCGCTGACCAAGGACGGACCGCGGCGAACCATCGTCCGAGTGCTGCCCCATCCCAGCTACGAGGGAGCCTTCTACGTCGAGGACTGGCAGCAACGAGACGGCTACGCCCAGTTCACCGTTCCCCCTGACCATCCAATCGCGATCCACCTCAAGCCGCACCGCGAACAGGCCATGCTCGCGGTGGCGTCCACAGCAGAGGTTGAGTGGGTCGTCCGGTCGATCTCGTGGGCACGCTGGACCGGCGTATGTCAGGTGTCTTTGACGTCACGCGCGAACTGGGCCAAGGAATCCCTCCTCTCTGATGAGTACCTGGAGTGGATGGGGGTTGTGTCGTGACCGGCTTGAGGGTCGCGCGTCGACGACGTCGACCCGCTCACCGGCGCCCGCTTTCCGAACTCGTGGCCGAGGCCCGCGCCGAACTGAACGTCAACCCGACGATCACGGTCTACGACATCGGGCCTGACGGGCAGGAGTGCCGCCGCCGCCCGGCCAACCCCTTTGCCAGATTGACGTTCGCCTTCTCTCAGATGGTCGACGCGGCGATGCGGTTTCAGCCCCGCTTCGAAGCTCTCGCAGTAGCCGCCATCGAGAAGAATCGGGTTTGGCGGTGACCGCCTGGTGGAGCTGGGGCCTCACGGTGGTCGGAGTGCTCGGCATATACCTGACGACCCGCAAGCTGTGGGCCGGCTACGTCGTGGGCTTGGCCGCACAGGTCCTCTGGATCGCCTACGCGATCGCCACCCGGCAGTGGGGATTCATCGCCAGCGCATTCGCATACGGATCGGTGTACGCACTCGGCTGGTACCGCTGGACCCGGCCTGATCGGACCAATGGATCCACATGACGGATCCGAAGATCCGCGTGCTGTTCTCCGAGGCGCAGATTAAATCATTCGGCCGCTGCGCCGGCTGCGGATGGCACCCCCCGACACAAGGGCACCACCCGAAGTGCCCACAACCCCCTGAGTCGAAATAGGAGATCGCGCAACATGTCCCGCATCCCAAGACTCGACGACTGTAAGTACTACACCACGCGCACCGATGACGGAAAATTCATCGGCCGCGTCAAGCAGTTTCCCGACCTGCACACCCGACCCAAAGCGCTCGCCCTGGACGCCCGCGACGACATCGTCACCATGACCCGGGACAAGCTCGCCCGACTCGACGACGCCGCCATGGGCCACCAAGCCGCGACCGGGTCGAGGTAGCGCGCGGTGGAGAAGCCATCACCAGCGTTGAAACGCAAAGCATTCGCCCTCTTCGGTGAGGGCGGTGTCGGCCGCAAGGAAGACCGATCAGCACGGCTAGCGGTCTGCGAGTTCGTCACATGGCGAACCATCGGATCCACCGACGACCTCACGGCCGCCGACTTCGCCGCGGTGGTCAACACGCTGGAGTACTGGAAGTCCTGCGGCGAAATCGAATACAGATGCCGGCGAGTGGCCGGCGGGATCCAGGAGGTCTCCACGTCATGAACCCCGAGCAACGCCGCCGGTGGGTACGCCTCGTGCTCCGCTACGACCGATCGGTACTCACCGGTGCCCAGAAAACCGTCCTGATCGCTCTGGAGCTCTACGCCGACTACCGCGACGGCACCAATGCCTACCCGGGCGAGGAAAACCTCGCTGCGGACACAGGACTCACGGCCCGGGCAGTGCGCGACGCGATGAAGCGCGGCCGCGATCTTGGGCTCATTGTGCGCACCGCACTGGAGAACCCGAAGGCTGGACGCGCCGCGGTCTACCGCCTCGCGATGCCCGCCACCACCGGAACAACGGTTCCTGTGGATAACTCCACCACCGGAACGACGGTTCCTGTGAATGAACCCACCACCGGAACAACGGTTCCTGTGGATAACTCCACCACCGGAACAGCCACGCGCCACCACCGGAACAGCCACGTCGCCACCACCGGAACGGCGGTTCCTCCCACCCTCCCTGCACCCTCCAATCACCAACTGTTGGTGAGTGAGTCGGGTACGTCACCAGCCGAGCTGCTCGCGGACACACACACCGATCGAGCTCCATCGAGATTCTGCGACCTGCACCCGCAAGGCACACGCCAGCCGTGTGGCCAATGCGCAAACGCCCGAACGGCTTTCAACGCCTGGCAAGCCGACCGCGCCGCCGCCGACGTGGCGATCGCTGCCGCCGAGGACCGCGAACGTCAGATCCGCCGGCAGCTCATCAACGCCTGCCACGCCGCCGGCGGTCCCTGCGACGACTTCGGCCGCCTCGACGACCTCACCCCGTGCACGCACCCCGGCGTTCCCAGGATCGAACATGCCAGCTGAACCGCTCGACGACGACCGCGACGACATCCCGCCGTACTTCGGGCCCGGACGCCGCAAGACTCCGGCCAAGGGCCCAGTCGACGCGGCCTACGCCGACAGCCGCATCGACGAACAGTGCCCCGACTGCCAGGCACCCGCGTTCTCGTTCTGCCAGCACGGCACCTGGCGGCCCGGAGGCACACCCCGAATCACACCCTGCGGCGGCCGGAGAACCCGATGAACACACCGATCTACGACCAACTCGCGACCGACATGCCCACCCAACCGGCGTGCGCGACGTGTGGCGACTACGCGCTCACCGAGAGCATCCGCGAGCTGCTATTCAAGCTCACCCTCGACTATGGCGTCGCCGTCGCGACGTCCATGGTCTCCCTCGACTTCACCGAGGTCATCCAACTCGAAACCACGATCCGAACCATCATCGACACAATCGGGACATCCCGGCGGAGGACGCACTAGATGAACGCCCAACACGCACACATCAACCCGCCCGCCCGCCCGCCCCGCAGGCAGACCGCCGTCGACCTACTGCTGGCCACCAATGCATTGCAGGAGGCGATCCATAAACTCACCGAGCCAACCCCGAGCTACGTCAACAACGTCTACCTGGAAATCCCGGGCCTCTACGCCCAGCTGTGGCAAGCGATGAGCACCTACCGCAACGAGGCCGCCAGCAGCACCGCACGATCACGCCCACCCGTTCTGATCGAGGGCCTGGAGGTCAAGCGCCGACTCGACATCTTCATCGACTCCCTGCCCTGCGGCTGCGCCGGCACCACCTACAACCAACTCGCCGCCCTCGCCAGCCGCGCCTGGGAAGTCGAGGACATACGCCAAATCCAATGGATAACACGGAAACTCGGACGATTCGCGGAAGACATTGAACGACTGATCAACCAGTACCACGTCAAAGAGATCACAGTCCCGTGCCCCGCCTGCGGAGTCGAATACGTCGAACGCCTCGACGGCGGCAACAACATCGTCTACTCCTACGCCCTGCAAGCCTCCGCCGAATACGGCTGCACCTGCCAGAACTGCGGATACCACTGGGCACCAAACCAACTCATGGAGCTCGCCACCGACGCCAACCTCCCAGCGCCGCAGGGAGTCACCCGATGACCATCAAATCGCATCCCTCGGCGCTGCCGGTCGTCAAGTCCTACTGGTACTGCTCAGGAGTCGAGGGTGAACCTGCCGAGTTGATCATGCAGGAGGTCGTGGCCGATGCAGGCGAATGACGAAAGGCCGTTGTCGGAGATCCTCGACGAGCTGGAGCGGCGAGTCGCCGCACGGTTCATCGAGAAGCGGTGCAGCGAATCGGAGACCTCGGAAACCGCCCTGGCATTCGACTGGACCGCCGAGTGGCTCAACCCGACCGCGACCGCGCTCGCCGGCCAGACGCTCGAAATCAGCACCGTCGGGAAACCACTGCCCCCGCCCTTACAGTTTCCACGGCCACAGTGGATCACCTACCCCAACCGCCGCGTCGTCATCCTGATCACGTGTGACCGAGCGCTTGACCTGTGGGATGACCTCACGCTCGAACAGCGGGCGCAGATCGCGTTCCTGTTGGAGCACGGCGGCCGAGAGCGCATCGCATGACACGCCGCCTCCAACCGCGCTACTTGCCGACCTGGGGAATCTCGTGCACACTGTCCCGCATCGGTGAGCCATGCCCGGACTCGGGTGGCTCAGACCGATGACATGGGGCCAGGGATCCAACATCCCCAGCCGGATCAAGGATCAAGTTCGCCGGCGAGACAAGACCTGCCGTCTCCAGTACCCCGGCATCTGCACCGGCCGTATCGACGAGTTCGATCACCCCGACGGCCTCGCTGCCCAAGGCCAGCAGCGCACCACCGTTCGCAACGCCTCCGAAGTCCAAGGCGTCTGCGAACCGTGCCACGACCACAAGACCGAGCTGCAACGCCAGGCCGGCATCGCCAATGCCATCGCCACACGCGGCTCACTGTCCAAGCGATACCGCGACCACGAACCACACCCAGGAGACCTCTGATGGCACACAGCACCCCGGCCACCTTCGCCGACATCGAGAACCGCTTCTCATTCCACCCGGCCACCACTGACGAGACCAAGGCCAAGCACGAGCAGGTACGCGAACTGCACAAGGCCGTAGCCCACCAGCTCGACGACATGATGCCGCCCTCACGCGAGAAGTCCTTGGCTATGACCAAGCTCGAAGAGTCGATGTTCTGGGCCAACGCCTCCATCGCGCGAGGATGACTTCGCATCAGACCCCGAGCACATCGCCGTCCGTGACCATATCGACTGCGCCGACATCGCAGACGGAGCCTGATCGCAAGTGAGAGAATCGGATGTGCCGTTCGTTCAGGCCGAGGTTCGGATCATCTACGGCATGGATGAGCATGGCCAGCAGATCATCACGACGACCTACACGGCCGACGGCCAGGACGATGCAGTGCCGGACTACTTCACCGGCCTGACCATGTTCGAGGTCGGCAAGATCGACTTCCTGCGCCGCCACCGCGTGCTGCAAGCCTTCGACGACTGACTGGGGTGGGGGTACCCCCCTCGACCCCCTCCAAGCCCGAGATGCCATAGCACTCGCGCAGCTGCGTGCGAGAGATCCACGAGTTCGTTTTTCGTTGGGCACTACAGCAATCCACGGAATGTGATCTCGGCGGGCACTGAAAAAGCTTCCTGCAGAGACGAACACAGGCTGTCAAACACCCCGTCAGAGCGCGACCCGATCCCGTTTTTCACCCGGCGAGCGGCCGGGAAACGGATGGTTCCAGGAGGGCCAACCGCATGACCGAAGACACCACCCCGAAGCGGATCCCGCCGCCAGACGACCTCGCGCGCGACGGCCGCAAGGACGGCCCCGGCCGCCGGCTGTGGAAGTCGATCGCCGGATCCGGCCAGTACGTGCTGCGGCCCGACGAACTGCGGATCCTGCACGCCGCGTGCCGGTGCGACGACGCGATCGCCGAGCTGCGCCGCAAAAAGGCCGAGCTGGAGAACAACCCGCAGTACGAGGACATGCTCGTGAAGGGCTCGATGGGCCAGCGCATCGAGAATCCGCTGCGCGCGGCCGCACGCAAGATCACCGACGAGATCCGCGCCCAGGACTCCGCCCTCACCGGGCACCTCGGCAAGCTCAAGCTGCCCGACCTCGACGTCTCGGCCGGCGATTCGTCGCCGGGACAACCGCGGTCGGTCGGTGCACGAGCTGCGGCCAACTCACGCTGGGGCAAGACCGGATGACGACGGCCATCGTTGCGCACACCAAGGCCCGCGCCGAGCAGCTGGCCCACGATCTTGGCATCGAGGACGCAATCATCCTGAGCTCGCGCAACGCGGCCACGTTGGAAGGCCTGCGCGCCGAGCGATGGCTCGTCGACGCAGCCGTGCCGATCAGCGACGCTGCCCTGCAGGTGATCTTCGGGACTGCGTTGAAGATGCCGAACGGCGGCGCGATCGTCCGGTACGTGAACTCCGTCGCGCCACACGGCTACCCCGGGCGATAGATGGCGCGCGCTGTCTCGGCGGCCGGGCCGGCGCTGATCAAGCAGCACGACTACTCGCACATCATCCGCTGGTACCGCGAGACCCTGCCGAAGGTCTCGCCTCCGAAACCGACGCGCTGGGAGCCTGTGCGGATCGGCCCCACATGGGACTGGAATCCACAGCGCGGCTGGCTGTTCCCCGAGCACTCGATGGGCTGGGAGCTACTCGGCTGGACCGGGTACTGGCTACGGGACGGCCGCGGCCAGGACTGGCAATGGACCGCCGAGCAGGCCCGATTCTTCCTCTGGTATCACTCGCTCGACGAGACCGGCCGGCTGCTCTACCGGACCGCGGTGCTGCAGCGCATGAAAGGCCACGGCAAAGATCCGCTGGCATGCGGCGAAGCCTGCGCCCACGCCTTCGGCCCGATCCAGTTCGACGACTGGGACGACGACGGACAGCCGATCGGCCGCGAAGTCGATTCGGCCTGGGTCCAGATCACCGCGGTGTCGAAGTCCCAGACCGCCAACACCATGAAGCTGTTCCCGGTCATGCTCTCGGCCGAGGCCCGCCAGCACTTCGGGATCCAAATTGGCCGCGACAACGTCTGGGGACTGGGGGACACCCGCCAGATCCAAGCCTCGAGCTCGAACTATCTGGCCCTGGAGGGCAACCGGGTCACCGAGGCCATCCGCAACGAACCGCAGAACTGGAACGGCTCGAATCAAGGCCACGAGCTCGCCGGCACTATCGACGGCAACTCCACCAAGATCCCCGGAGGCCAGGGCCGCATTCTCGACATCGAGAACGCGTTCCGCCCCGGCGACGACAGCGTTGCCGAACGGGTGCGCCACGCGTGGGAGGCCACTCAGGCCACCGCCGACCGTGCGGCCACCAAACGGGCGTTCGGCATGCTGTTCGACAGCCTGGAAGCGCACCCCGAGGCACCGCTGACCGCCGAAGCTGCCCCCGAGGTCCTCGAATCGGTGCGCGGTGACTCGCACTGGCTCGACATCCCGGCCATGGTCGAGTCGATCGTCAACGGCTCGAACTCGCCGAGTGAGTCCCGGCGGAAGTGGTACAACCAGACGATCGCCGCGGCCGACGCGTGGACCACCGCCCAGGAGTTCGATCCCTGCTACCGAGATGAGCACCCCGCCAAGGGCGAAGCCATCCTGATGTTCGGCGACGGGTCGAAGTCCGACGACACCACCGCGATCTTCGGGGTGCGGATCTCTGATGGCATGGCGTTCCCGATCGACATCTGGACACCAAGGACGTACAAGGAAAACGGCCGCGAGTACAACATCCCGATCGACCGCGCCGCCGTCGACCGCAAAGCGCGCCAGTACCTCGACGACTACGACGTCTGGGGATTCTGGTGGGACCCGTCGGATGCCCGTGACGACGAGACCGGCGAACGGTACTGGGAACCGTACTGCGACGGATGGGCCCAGGACTACGGCCCGCAGCTGCGCCGGCTGCCTGCGGTGAAAACCGGCATGGCTCAGCACCACGTCATCTGGGACATGCGAAACGCGCAGCACCTCAAAGCATTTACTGAGGCTGCCGAGCGCACGGTCAGCGACTTGAAAGACAAGCTGATGTTCCACAACTGCCCACCGCCGTCCAAACCCGGGCTCGGCGTCCTGGCCCGCCAGCACGTGCTGAACATGCGCCGGCGGCCCAACAAATTCGGGATCAGCGTCGGCAAGGAACACCGCGAATCGCGAAAGAAGATCGACGCCGGCGTCTGCATGATCGGTGTCCGCATGATGTGGCACTACTTCAACGGCCAAGAGCAACGCGGCCGCGAACCTGGCGACGGATCGGTAACAACATTCGGATGGTGAAGGGAGATAACGCGTGACCGCGATGCTCACCCCGGCGACGACTCCCTTGGCGGATGGCGTGCAACCGGTGCTGTTCGCACCCAACCTCACGGACGCCGAGCTCAACGAGTCCGAGAAGCACATGATGACCAAGCTGATGGCCCAGCTCATGGACCCGAAGTATCAGCAGGAGATGAAACTCTCCGAGCTCTACTACCAGGGCCTGAATATCGTTCCCTCGCTGGGGATCTCGATACCGCCGGAGCTGGAGCCCCTTCGTGCGGTCCTTGGCTGGTGCGCCGCCGGCGTCGACGCCCGCTCCGAACGGCTCAACGTCATGGGTTTTCGGATGCCCGGACAGACCGAGATTGACTCGACGGTCCAGGAATTCTGGCAGAAGAACAACCTCGACGCCGAATCCGGCCTTGCCCATGACGGTGCGCAGATCTTTGGCCGTGCCTACGGTGTCGCCGGCCCTCGGCCCGGTGGCGGTGCGCCGCTGATCACCATCGAGTCGCCGCTGAACATGATCGGGTCCTGGGATCCGCGGACCCGATCACTGTCGGCCACCGTGCAGACCTACATGGACCTCGACCCCGCCTCGGATACCTACAACCAGCAGCTCGCGACGCTGATGCACCGCAACTCGACGATCGACATGCGCCGAGACCCCGAAAAAGGCTGGATCGTCCAGGACCGCAACGACCACAACCAGAACCTCGTGCCCGCAGTCCAATTCGCGCCACGGGCCACCCTGAACAACCGTCTCGGGCGATCCGAGATGGGTGTGATGTGGCGCAACACCCAGGACCGGGCCTGCCGAAACCTGGTCCGCATGGAGGTCACCGGCGAGTTCTACGCCACCATGAAGACGTTCCTACTCGGTGTCACCGAAGAATCGTTCAAAAAGCCCGACGGCAGCAAGGCGACGGCCTGGGAAACGTTCATCGGCCGCATCTCCACCCTGGCCGCCGACAAGTTCGGCAACCTGCCCAAGGTCGAGACCGTTCCGGGCCAATCACCCGACGGATTCGTCACCGCGCTCAACCTCGACCAGGCCATCATGGCCGGCCACACCGGCCTGGCCCCGCAGTACCTCGGCATCTTCTCCGACGGCAACCCCGCCTCCGCTGATGCCATCCGGATGTCGGACTTCCGCCTCAAGGTGATCGCCGATCGCCTGTCGGTGTCGCTGGGCAACGAGTGGGAAACGCTGATGCGCATCGCCCTGGTGCTCGCCGGCGAATCCGGGACCGGCGTCGAGCAGCTCGAAACCGACTGGGCCTACACCGGCATCCCGACCCCCTACGCCGACACCGAATCCATGGCCCGCCAGGCAGAGGCCCGCATGGTCGCGCCGACCTCGGACGACGTGCTCGCCCGGGCCGGCTGGACACCGGTGCAGCGCAAGCGACTGGCCGCCGAGCGAGAGAAGTTCGACGGCCTGGCCAACCTCGACAACGCCCTCGACGGACTCAACAACCGGGGCGGCGAGACCGCCCCCGCCGGCGGACAGGCCGGCGACGGCGCCCAACCCAAGGCGCTTGCGGCGCTGGCCGCCAAGCGATCCACCGATGGCGCCACCGCCGGCTAGACGCCAGTCCGCGCGCAACAGCGCGGTCGTCGCCCTGGCGCAACGCCAGCTGGCCGCACTGTGGCCACGCGTCGACTGGAGCTCTCCGAATGCCCCCGCCGCGGTGCAAACCATCTACCGCGCCATCACTACCCGCTACGGCCAGTCCGCGGCCGCCGTCTCCGCCCGTTTCTACGACCAGCTGCGCACCGAGCACAACCTGCCAAGCCGCTATCGTGCGGCGCCGGCCGCGCCGGTACCCGACGAGCAGGTCTCCAGCATCGTCGAGTCCGCCTTCCGCGGGCACGTCCGCGTCGACGTCCTCGACGATGACGAACTGCCGGCCGATCTGACCACCAGCGAACTGCCCGTCGACCAACGGGTGCAGACCCGCCTCGAACAGTCGCTGTCGCGACTGGTGCTGCAACCGGGACGCGACACCGTCGCCGACAACGCCGCCCAGGACCCGGCCAAGCCACGCTGGATCCGGGTACCGACGGGGGAGCGCACCTGCGCGTTCTGCGTCATGCTCGCTTCGCGTGACGTCGCGGTGATCCGCGGCCGGCACATCGACATGACCTACCGGTCATCGCAGAGCGCCGGCATCGACGGCAGCTCGATGTTCAACACGTATCACAAGGGCTGCGATTGCGTTGCGGTGCCGGTGTTTCCGGACGACTCGCTGGAAGATCTCAGCCCGAACATCGGCGACTACAAAGACGTCTACAACAAGGCGACCGCGGCGGCCGGCACCCACAGCGACACGAAGAAGATCCTGCGCGAGATGCGCCGCATCCTCAACAGCGAGCAGCCGACACCCGCGCCGGCGCCGCGGCCGGATCCGCCGATCGTCGAACCGCCGCCGGTCGACCTCGACATTCCGGATCGTGGGGCCGACCGTGACCAGCTGCCCGACGCGCCGGCGGTGGCGGATCCGCTGCCCGGCGTGCGCCGCAAGGCCGACCTCGCCCCGGATCCGGTTGCCGACCTGGCTGCCACCAACCCGAACTTCCGCGCCGGCGAAGAATGGCAGATCAACTGCACCCGGTGTGCGACCACGATCGAACTGCGCGCCCGCGGCTACGACGTGACCGCACGGCCGCGACCCCGCACCGCCGCCGATGCCGGCTACACCCACATCCTGGAGCGCTGGCTCTCACCAGATGGCAGCACCGCCGGATCCGGACCCGGCGCCATGTCCACACGCGCCGCAGCCCCCGCCGGGGAGGCCCTCGGTGCCGGCACCGGTACCCGGATGTGGGACTGGCTGCCCGCCGGCCGCAAGGCCGCCAGGAAGGCCGCCGACGACGCCGTATCGCAATGGGGCGACGGTGCACGCGGGTACATCACCGTCGAGTGGCAAGGCCGGCGCTCGGCGCACATCTTCAACGTCGCCAACCGCGGCGGCAAAGTCGTCTACACCGACGGCCAGAGCAACGAGGTCGACGCCAGCGGCCACTGGGACCGCATCACCACCGGCGACAAAGCGTGCCGCATCGTGCGCACCGACGACCTCACACCCACCGCTCGGGTCATGGAGTGGGTGCGCGAGCTCACCGACACCGACGTCGAGCTCGCGGCCAACAAGGCCCGCATGCTGGCCCGCACCGCGGTGCGCACCAGCCCGGCCAGTGACATCCCGATAGCGCCCGTCATCGCCGCGGTGGCCGGCAGTGACGGAGGTGGGGGCGTCGACCGTAGCCAGGTCCGACGCGGGCTGCGCCAGCACGAGCTCGACACCGCCGACCGGCTCGCCCGCCGCGGGCACATGGTGGCCTTCATCGCCGCGACCGGCGCCGGCCGCAGCGCCGACGCCACGATCGACGGCGAGACCTGGGAACTCAAGGCGATCACCGGCGCGAGCGAGGACGCGATCGCGCGCAACCTGCGCACCGCGGCCAAGCAGGCCGACGCGGTAGTCCTGGACGTCACCGACTCATCGCTGAGCGAGGATCGGATAAAGGTCCTGGTCGCCCACTACGGACGGCGATACAATCTGCAGCAAGTGCGGGTGATCCGCGGAAACGCCGGCGGAATGGATTGGAGGTGGAGCAATGGCGATCGTCAATAACGACTACATCGAGGTCAACGGCCCGAACTCGTTGGCCGAGCTGCTCACCACTCTCGACCCGTCCGGCGCCTCCCAGATCAGGCCCGGCGGCGATCTGGCCATCCTGGAGTTCAACGACGACGTCTACGCCCTGATCCAATACGACGCCGTCGACGCCGACACCTGGCCCTACATGATCACCGTGCAGGCCCGCAACGGCGACCCGACGCCAGTCCGACTCGCCGCGCAACGACTCACCGAGCTCGTGCGCACAGCCGGCTGGACGTTCCGCATGACCTCCGACGCCGACGACATCCTGATTGAACCGACCGTCGCGGTGACAGCCCGATGATCACCTTCGAGCAGGCCCGCCAGGTGGTCGCCACCTCGTCGTCGGTCATCCGATTCTTCGGCCCCGGATACACCGTCGCCGACTACGGCTGGGAGAACACCGACGTGTTCGTCATCGCCGTAGCCGGCGCCAACGGGCCCATCTTCGATGCGCCCGATCTACTCGTCGACAAGCGCACCGGCGAGCTGCAAGAGATCTTCGGCATGCTCGGACGCGACCCCGCGCCCGACCTCGTGCCGATCGGCGACGTACCCGACTAACCGGTAAGTCGCGCAACCCATTTCAGAGCCGTTCCCAAGTTGGGAGCGGCTTTTTTGATGCCCAGGAGGCAACCCGTGACCAGTCCTGCCCCGACCCCCAACTCGATGCCCGGCGCCCAGCCCAGCGGCCCCGCACCCGCCGCGCCAGCGGCAGGACCGACCCCGGCCGCACCCGCAGCGCCGGCGGCACCCGCGGCGCCGACCGCTCCGGCCACGCCCGACGCACCCAAGCCGCCGTGGGAGGCCAACGGCGAGACGTTCGACCCAGAGCGGGCCTGGAGCCTGATCCAGAACGTGCGCAGCGAGAACGCCGACCTCAAGGGCAAACTGACTGCCGCACAACCAGTTCTGGACGCCGCCGAGCAGCAGCGACGCGCCGAACAGGGTGAACTCGACACCACACGCGAGGACCTCACCAAGGCCACCAAGCGCGGCGACACCTGGCGCGATCGCGCGATCGCCGCCGAGGCCCGCGAGATGGTCACCGGCCGGTTCATCGACGCCGACGCCGCCCTGGCGCTCATCGGAGACCTATCCGGCTACGCCACCGAGGACGGTGTCGACACCGCCAAGCTCCAACAGCGACTCGACCAGCTCGCCACCGACAAGCCGGCACTGGTCGCCGCCCCTGCCCCGCAGGGGTTCAAACCCAATCGTGGTCAAGGCCAGTCAGGTACCGGGCCTCTGACAACCGCACAGGTCGCCGCACACGCGGATTCCCAGCAGGACTGGAAGGCCGCCGGCACCGCCAAAGCACAGCAACTCATCGAGCTGCGAAAGTAGCTCTCACCGAAAGGAATCCCCATGGGTACCGTTTCCGGACTGGGCACCACCTACAACCTGCCCAACTACACCGGCCGTCTGTTCACCGTCGCACCCTCGGACACCCCGCTGCTATCCCTCATCGGCGGCCTGGGCAACGGCAAGCGCACCGACAGCACCGAATTCGAGTGGCAGACCGAGGACCTGGAGTCCACCAGCGCCAACAACTCCCGCACGGAAGGCGCGCCCGCGCCGACCGCCAGCGAGGTGTCCCGCTCGAACGTCACCAACGTCGTCGAGATCCACCAGGAAGCCGTCGAGGTCTCCTACACCAAGCAGGCCGCCACCGGCATCCACAACGGCATCAACTCCAGCGACGGATCCAACCCCGTCGTCGACGAGCTGTCCCACCAGATCGACCTCAAGCTGCGCAAGATTGGCGTCGACATCGAGAAGTCGTTCCTGGCCGGCGTCTACGCCAAGCCGGCCAACAACGCCACCGCGCGCCAGACCCGCGGCGTGCTGACCGCCGCATCGACCAACGTGTTCGCCAACGGCGGCACCGGCCGCGCCATCAGCAAGAGCATCCTGGACAACGCCCTGGCGGCGATGTTCGGCAACGGCGCCCCGCTGTCCAACGACACCACGGTGCTCATGGTCGGCCCGGGCCAGAAGGTCAAGCTGTCCGACCTCTACGGGCAGACCCCGCTCAACGCGCCGGTGCAGTCACGCAACATCGGCGGCTACAGCCTGCAGAGCATCGTCACCGACTTCGGTGAGTTCGGCATCGTGCTCAACCGCTGGTTCCCCGCCGGCGGCATCGGCATCATCGACCTCTCGGTGCTCAAGCCGGTGTTCCTGGAGATCCCGGGCAAGGGCGTGATGTTCGCCGAACCGCTGGCCAAGACCGGCGCCTCGGAGAAGTACCAGCTCTACGGCGAGGTCGGTCTCGAATACGGCCCCGAGCAGTACCACGGCTGGATCAAGGACCTCACCTAAGCCACCGCCCCCCCTGATAGGCCCGGAACACCGCCGGCCGGGACCGAACCGCATGAGCGGGTTAACGCCGCTAGGTGGCCCCACGTCGACCCCCCTGACCTCCCCCGGCAGGGGGGTCGACCTGTGAGCAATCCAATCGGATCCGACTGACGTACAAGGAGTTTCACCATGGCAAAGTTCCGCGCCAACAAGGGATACCACTTCTCCAAGGATGGCACCGAGGCCACCACCTGGGCGAAGTTCGAAAAGGTGCCCGGCAGTGACCCGGTGGTCTACGAATACGAGACCACCAAGGCATCGTCGGTGACCGCGCTGCGCAAGCTCATCGACGGCGACGTCGAGGGCTACGCCGACATCACCGAGGTCGAAGAGAAGCCCAAGCGCACCGCCGGCGGCCAGACCGGCGGCGCGCAGAGCGCCGGCGCCCAGACCGCAGGCAAGGACACCAGCCCCACCCCGGGCGCCGACGCCGGCACCGGTACTGCCGGCGCTGGCACCGCCGACGGTGGCCAGGCTGCCGCCGGCGCGGGCAAGGACGCGACCGGAGCCCAGAGCAGCTCCTGATGCCTCTGCCCGACAGCTACGCCACCGCCCCACAGCTGGTGACGTACTGGAAGCCACTGAGCGCGACCGAGCAGGCACGGGCAACCGCCCTGCTCGGCCGCGCGGCCACCCTGATCAACGAGATCCCCGGCGCCGCCGATGAGAACGGCGAGCCGGCGTTCTCGGTGAAAGCCTGCGAACACGTCTCGCTGGACATGGTCAAGCGCGCCATGCTCAGCCGCGGCGACGGTGTCATCGAACACAACGCCGAGATGCTCGGCATGTCGGGCACCGACAAGTTCGTCAATCCGGTGGGCAACCTGTACCTCACCCGCGACGAGATCGCCCGGCTCAAAGACACCATGGCGGCCGGCCGATCCACTCAGCTGTTCTCGCTGACACCGACCTCCAACGCCCGGGTGCCAGGGCACCCGTGGAACTACCAGAACTCCAGCCAGGTCGACTGATGCCGTTCCCGCTGGATCCACAAGGCGCAGGCGAAGTGATCCCGCAGCGCGACAACGGGTCTGACGGCAACCCGGTATGGCAGGACCTACCGGAAACCCGCATCGTGATCGCGCTGGACAAGCCGGTACTCGTCGACGGCAAAGGCTCCCGCTACACCCAGTCCGGATCCGTCGCCGTGCCGCGCGGCTACGACCTCAAGCACGGTGACCGGATCCCGTTCGACGGTGCGTACCTGACCGTCTTCGGCCGGCCCCAAGGCAATCACGACCATCCGGTCACCGGTGATGACTTCGGCTGGGTGATCTTCGCAGTGCAGGCAGGGGGATAGACCCATGGACGCCTACGTCTACCCGTATCCGAATCCCGCACTGACAGAACGGATGAAGTCCGCCCAGATGCGGTCCATTCTCTATGAGATCGTCGAGCACGGCCAGGCGCTCTACCGCGAAGAGGTCGCCCGCGACACCGGCCGGCTGGCCACCATGGCCCACCCGTCCACCGAGATCGGCGGGGTCCTCAATGACCGCTACATCGGCGTGCTCACCGTTGGACCGATCGAGTACGTGCTGCCACACAACTTCGGCAGCGGCCGCAGCGAAGGCGTCACCGCCGGCGAGAACTGGGTGCACGGAGCCCAGGCCGGCGAGCACGAACTCAACCGTGTCCTGGAGCTGCTGACCCTCGTGGAGTTCCTGTGAGCATCACCTTTCCGGACTGGTGGCAGGGCGGCTACCCCAACATCGAGAACCTGCTCAAAGGGTTCCTGGCCCCCCGCCTGGGCCCCGACATCGAACCGACCTACTGGCTGCCCCCACCGGACAAGTACCAGGCTCACCTGCAGGCGGGCAAGGGTTATCTGCGGATCTACCGCACCGGCGGCCGCATCAACCGCGAACAGAAGCGCGACGAGCCCAAAGTCCAGTTCGCCGCGCTGACCCCCTCACGCGACGACTCGTGGGAACTGTGCGAAATCATCCGCCAGATCGGCGAAGAGTTCGACAAGGCCGCGGTCGTTCCCGGCACCCCGCACCAACTGCACTGCACCGGTGAAGTCATCGGCCCGCAGCTGATACCCGAGCTGTTGCAGGACAGCAGGCTCGTGCCCGTCACCTTGGAGTTCCACACCTGGAAGCCAAGGGATTTCAAGTACCGCCAGGCCCTCGGCCTCTAAACGAAAGGCACACACCATGTCAGGAATCGCCGAATACCAGGGTGGACAGTCCGACCTCGAACTGGCCTCCGCCGATTGCGCTGTCCTGCTGCGCCCGATCAACGGCGCACCGATCCTCACCAACCTCGAGGACAGCCTCGACGGCGGCCTGGACGCCGCCAAGATCGGCGTCGGATCCGGATTCGAGACGGTCGGCAACTGGACCAAGCAGGCCGGCCTCAAGCTGACCAACAACCCGACCATCAACGAGATCAAGTCGCACGGCAAGGGATCGCCGACCGCCCTGATCGCGTCGGAGGCCGAGAAGTCGATCACCTACACCCCGCAGGAACTCAAGCTCATCAACCTGATGAACGCGTGGGGCTTCCTGCCCGACGCGGTCTCGGAGGTCTCCGAGCACGGTGGTTTCACGATCGCCATCCCCGAGCTGCCCGCCCAGCTGCAGTGGCAGCTGGTGCTGCTGTCCTGGACCTCGTTCGCCGGCCTCGACGTGATCAAGTACTGGGTCGCCAACAAGACGATCGTGGGCAAGCGCAACGACGTCGACCTCAAGGACAGCGACGTCATCACCCACGGTGTCACGTTGACCGCCCAGACCCACCCGGCGCTGCCGGGCAAGCCGTTCATCTTCGGCATGTGCGGCGCCGGCGTGAAGGCACTGGCCGCCGCGGCCGCCGACGGCAGCCTGTACAAGAAAGCCGAGGGCGTCACCCTCTCGCCGACCACCGCAGCGCTCACCGTGGCCGCCGGTGCGAACCACACCAAGCAGCTGATCGTCACCGACTCCAACGGCGTCGACCGCACCGCCTCGGCCACCTTCAGCACCGACACCCCCGGCAAGGCCACCGTCTCGACCTCCGGCCTGATCACCGCCGTGGCCGCCGGCACCGCCAACGTCACCGCGGCGTGGAACGGCTTCACCGCCGCCTGCGCCGTCACCGTCAGCTAGCCCCAGCCCCCACCCCCTCACCCTCCGTCGAGCACCCCGGCCGCCCAGGCGGCGACCGGGGTACTCGCCGACCCCACAGAAAGGCCCAGGATGGCCGCCCCCAGCAAGCAGACCACCGCCCGCACCCGTCCCGCCGCACCGGCCACGCGCAGCGCAATGTCCGAACGCCTCATGGCGCTGCACGCCGAGACCAACGACCCCCAGCCCTACGAGGTCACCAACACCATCGTGGTGTACCCACCCAACCGGACCCGCCGCAAGCAGATGTACAACGCCGAGCTCAAGCTCAGCCTCTGCAACGGCCTCCTGGCACAGGCGATGTCACGCGTGTCCACTCCGGCGCCGGAGAAGCCGGCCGACGACGCACCCGCAGAAACGGTCCTGGCCTACGCGAAGGCCCGCGGTGAATGGGAAGTACTCGTCGCCGGCGCCGACGAAGCCGTCGAGTCGATCAATGCCCAGATCGCGGAAGCCACAGTCGATTACGAACGCGGATTCTTCGGCGAAGCCCACGACGCGATCATGGAGTTCTTCGAGGACAAACCACTGCTGTGGGACAAGTTCGTCGAGGACATCAAGAGTGAGTTCCTGCCAGCCGCGCCGTCGGACGGCAAGTGCCGCACCTGCGGCCAGATCGTCGATGAGGACGCGGCGGGAAAAGTGCCGACATCCTCGACCTGATCGAGCACTACTGGGATCAGATCGAGGTTGATTTCGCCACCCATCCCTTCGCGCTGGACGCCCGGGACTGGATCCGTGGTGAACGGCCGTGGCCACAGTTCTTGACCTACTGCAACAAGCTGGCCAACACCAGCGGCACCGAGCTGCGTTCGGCCCAGCTCGCCGATCCCCGGCACCTGGCCAAGATTCAGCTCCAGCATGAGCAACGCAAAGGCCAACCACCCGGGCGGCCAACCGACATCGGCTACACCACCCTCGTCGCCGCCATGCACGACCTCGGCGACGATATCCGGCTGCTCATCCGCTTAGTGACGAAGTCGGACTTGCCATTTCACGATCGGCCAGCCACTCCGCTGGACCGCATCAAGGACAACCAGAAGCAGATCGGTCTCAACAAGATCGCCGAGCTGCTCGGACGTGGACAGGAGGGTTAGATGCCCCAGTACTCCGCCGGTGAAGCCCGCCTGTCCGTCGTTCCGGACTCGTCGGATTTCAAGCGTCGACTCGAAGCCGACCTCAGACGGATCACCGCCAGCTTCGCCGTCGACGTCACCGCCGACACCACAGGTGCCACAGTCGAACTGGACCGGTGGATCACCGCACAGTCCGGACGAGACGTCAACGTCCGCGTCGACGTCGACACCGCCCCGGCGATGGCCAAGATCGCCGCGATGCGCACCGCGCTGGCCGCCGGCGGCGGTGGCGGGGGAGTACTTCCCGCGCTCGGTTGGAACGCCGGCGCCCTGGCGATCGGCAGCCTGCCCGCGATGGCCACCGCCATCACCAACGTCGCCGGCGCGGTGCAGCAGCTCGTCGGCGCCGGATTCGCCTTGCCCGGCATGTTGGCCGGCATGGGGGCCTCGTTGGGCACCGCGGCCCTCGGCTTCTCCGGCATGGGGGAGGCCATCACCGCCGCGGTGGAAGCCGCCGACGGCACACCTGAGTCGCTGCAAAAGGCCGCCGACGCGATGAAAGACCTCCCGGGCCCGGCCCGCGAAGTTGTCACCGCGATCTCCGGCATCAAACCGCAATTCGACGACCTCAAGGCCAGCGTCGTGCAGACCAACATGTTCGACGGTCTCGCCACCAGCATCACCGCCCTCGCCGACGTCAGCATGCCCACGCTCCGACGCGGCCTCGGTGGTATGGCCACGGCCTGGAACGGCACCCTCAAGCAGCTCACGGCCTCCCTGGGATCCGAACAGTCCCAGGGCCTACTGGACCGCATCCTCGGCAACACCGGCGAAGCACAGACCCGATTCAACGCGGCCATCGACCCGCTCGTGCAAGGCCTGGGCACCCTGTTCGCCGGCAGCACCGACGCACTGCCGCGGCTGGCCGACGGCATCACCGCCGTCACCGAACGATTCAACAACTTCATCACCGCCGCCGATAAGGACGGCCGCCTCGACAAGTGGATCAACGAAGGTCTCGACGGATTCACCGATCTCGGCAACACCCTGCTCAACCTCGGCAAATCGTTCACCGCCATCACCCAGGCCGCCGGCGGCGGCGCCGGCCTGCTCGGCACCCTCGAACAGAGCACCGCGAAACTGCAGGAATTCCTGAACTCCACCGAGGGCCAGGACATGCTCACGCGGTTCTTCGCCGAAGGCCGCGAGCAGCTCGACAAATGGCTGCCCATCCTGCGGAACGTCGGCGACATGCTCGGCAGCGTCTACCAGGCCTCTAAGCAGTGGACGGATGCACTATTGCCGCCGCTGAAGTCAATTACAGGGTTCCTCGCCGAGCACCCCGGCCTCATCGAGGGTGTGGCCACCGCGTTCCTGGCGTGGAAAACCCTCGACGGCGTCACCAGCTTGGTCAGCAGCCTGACCGGCATCACCACCTTGCTCCGCGTCGGATTGCCCACTGCGGCAGCCGCTGGCGCCGCTTCGATGGGCTCCGCGCTGGGGCCGATCGTCGCCATGCTTGCGGGCATTCCTGCCGCGTTCGCCCTGACCCACCCCGACGTCCGAAACCCCATCCCGCAGGTGCCCACGCAGCTGCCGGGCGAGAGCGCAGAGAGCTACAACCAGCGCATCATTGATGCCGGTCTGCCCGGGCTCAGTCAGCTGCCACCCAAGCCGGATTCGAGCGGATTGGCCGGCATCCTCGGCGCACCCGCCCCGGCTCCCGCACCTGACCCACGCGCCACCCAAGGCCCTGTCACCGTCGCACCCGCACCCGGCGGATTCGCCCCCGGCGCCCAGGTGCAAGGCATCACCACGCCCTCGGGTGCAGTCGTCGAGCCCGAGGACCTCGGTGGCCTGCTGGCTGGTTACGACAAGGGTGGCCCGACGCCCTCCGGCCGCGGCAACGGCCCCACCGGTGGCTGGATCTCGGAGCTACATGGCGACGAGTGGGTGCTGCCCGCGCACGCCCGCAGGGCGGTGGGCGATAAAACTCTGTGGGCGTTGACATCTGGACGTAGCTTCGAGCCCGGCGGTTATGTCGATCAGTACGGAAACCCGGTCACCCCGGGCGGCCCGATGCCCGGACCGGCACCTGGCTCGGTCGCGCCCGTGGCGCCGAACCCGACCTCCGGCATGGGCGGCCTCGGCGGAATCTTCGGCCAGTTTATGTCTGGACTGCAGGGCCCGATCGGCAACGCCATGAGCCTGGCCAGCGCACTACCCGGCGTGGTGCAGGGCATGCCCGGCACCGGCGGCGCGGGTGCAGCAGGCGGCGGGCTGGCCGGCATCGCTGGCTTGCAATCCCAGCACGGTGTGGGCACCCTCGGTGCCACCCCGACGGCCGGCCTGGCCAGCCCGACAGTGTCCAGCCTGTTCGGCATCGGCGGCGCCACCCAGGACGGCACCGCGCTGGGCAACATGGCCACTCGCGCCGCCGGCATCCCCGGTTTCGGGGGCCTGTTCGGCTCACTGGCCTCCCCGGATCCGGTCGGCAACCTCATGCAGTGGGGATCGAACTCCGCTCAGTACGTGGCCAATTGGGGCATGGACACCCTCGGCAGGGTCGGCTCCACCCTCTGGCAGGGCGCTCTCGGTTTCTTCGGCCTGGAGAACTCCATCCTCTCGCCGAGCAACATCTACAACCAGGCCGTCGCGTCCACCGGGCAGTACTTCCTCGACGCCGGCGGTCCGCTGGGCACCCTGTTCGGCGCCGGCAGCACCGGCGGCCAGAACTCGCTGCTGTCGGGCATGGGCGGGTTGGAGAACCTCACCGACGAGCAGAAGCAGCAGCTGCTCGGCCAGGGCGGGCTGCCCGCTGGTCTGAAACTGCCCAAAGGTGTCGGTTCCGAAAAAGGCCTGCAGGTCAACACCATCAAGGTCAAGCGCGCGGTCTCGGCCATGTTCCCGGCCATCACCGAGATCGGCGGATGGCGCGAGGACGCCCTCAAGTGGCACCCCAACGGCTTGGCGATCGACGTCATGGTCCCCGGCTGGGACACTCCGGCCGGCAAGGCCTACGGCGACCAGATCTACTCCTACGTCGCGGCGAACGCCGACGCGCTCGGCGTCGACATGGACGCCACGCTGTGGCAGACCAAAGACCACTACAACCACATCCACATCGCCACCACCGGCGGCGGCTACCCGACCAAGGGCACCGAGTTCATGATGCCCGGCGCGGCAGGCGTCCCCACCATGGCCACCGGCGGCCCCACCCCGAGCACCATGGGCCCGGTCGACGCCCAGGGTGGCCACTTGGCCGTCGTGCACCCCAAAGAGTTCATGATCTCCGCGCGCGGCCGCGCCACCGTGCCGGACTCGTTCCTGCACGCCCTCAACCAGGGCATGGTGGACCCGAAGACGCTGCCGGGCTTCGCCGGCGGTGGACCGGTCCCGGCCGGCCTGGTGACTCCGACTCCGCGGCCCAACATCGCGCCCAGCCGGCCGACGCAGACCAAGACTGCGCCGCCGGCGGCGGCAGCGGTTCGGCCGCCGGCGGCACCGGGGCAAGCCACCCCGGCAGCACCGGTGCCCATGCCAGCGCCGGCCACGCCGACCCCGCCGCCGTCGATCGCGCCGACGCCCCCGACTCCGGCCGACCCCGCCGCACCGATCGGCGCACCGACCACCGGCATCAGCAGTGTCGCGCCGGCGCCGGGCAGCCTCGATCACAACCTCAAGGCGATCGACACCCTGATCAGCTCGGGATCCTCGGCACTGGGTCAAGCCGTCTCCACCGCCATCGGCCTGGGCGCCGGCGCCGGCGGTGGCATGGTGCCCGGCCTCGGTGCACTCGGCGCGATCGGCCCGTACGCGGCCGGCGCCATCCAGCAGGGCGGCAAGGTCCTCACCGACCTGGTCAACGTCGGATCCAGCTTCCTGGTCGGCAGCGTCCCGGGCAGCTACGGCGACCCGAAAATGCCGGCCTACGGCCAAACCCTGCGTGCACCACAGAACGCACCGATCACATCGCAACCGCGACAGACCAACAACACCTTCAACGGAATCAGTGACATCAACAGACTCATGGACCGCCTCGACCTACGCGAATCCGTTGCCGAACAATCGATCCTGGCGAAGTACAACTAATGCTCAACACCGACACCATCGACATCATCGGGGTCAACGGCGACTTCTGCCGGATCTCCCCACCCGGATACTCCTGGGGTCCTGAGCTCGCGCCCGGATCCACCGGACTCTACGACATGCCGATCCAAACCAACTATGCGGCATACGGTTTCGGTGAGTTCTTCCAGTCGTGGAAACCGAAGCTACGCAAAGTCGTGTGGACCATCCACCTGATGAACCCCGACGTTCCCGGCTCACGGCTCACCATGGACAACCGTCTCTGGCACCTCATTGCCTCCCGGTGGAAAGCCATGTTCCACCCCGAAAAAGAAGCGATCGCGCGCTACACCTCGGTCGACGGCGTCCGCGATCTCGGACTGCGAACCTACGACACCTCAAAATCGTTCTCCACGCAGAACTTCGAGGGAATCGACCCCCACCTGTTCAGCTACGGATCCATCGTGCAGATCACCGCCGCCGAGCTGCCGTTCTACGTCGGCAAGCCCGACGTCTACACCCTCGAATTCGAGGACCCCGGAAACCACTGGGGGACAATGCCCTACTTCAACCCCGGCACCGTCGACATCTGGCCAGAGTGGGAGGTCACCTGGGGCGCGCAGTACGTCCTGCCCGACTACTCGTTCTACAACGAGATGAAGGCCCGCGGCCTGTCCGACCTCGGCAAGACGGTGCGCACCCCGGTCATCGTCGAAGGCGACGGCAACGTCAGCATCTTCACCCAGCCCAACCTGGAGACCTACATCTCAGAGATGGAAACCCCGGTCGGACTGCGCGCCGAAGGCCGCGACTGGGAGTACCCCATCCGCCCAGGCAGCGGATACAGCGATCCCGAACTCGGCTGCGTCGTGCGCGCGATCGGCGTCGGCGAGACCGGCGCCGCAGTCAAGCTCACCCTGCCGCGCTGGTACGACTCACCTTTCAGCACCCCGCTGGTGGCCTGACATGCCCGGCCTAGCATCACTGGAGCACACCCGAGAGATCACCGACGAGATCCGCCGGCAACGCCGCGCCATGCAGCGCGCCCAGACCGAGATCAGCCTCTACCGCAACATCCGCGGCGAGGTCGGCCTGCACCGCCGCGGCAACGTCAACGTCCTCGACGTCACCAAGGGTGAGTTCCAGTCCCGCGACAACGTGTCCTCACCGGGCTACTTCACCGTCCCAGCACGCCACCCCATGGGCAAGTGGATCGCCTCGATCCCCAACAACCCCGAAGAGTGCAAACAGGTCGTCGTGCGCGCCGACCGCTACGGCGGCGCCCGGCGCTGGACGGGCATGATGCACCACTGGACCGCCGAGACAATCGACGGCGCGGACTTCATCACCCCGCACTTCAACGACGACCTGCAGATCCTGCAGCACATCCTCGTGCCCCCGAACCCCGCGCTGCCACTGCCGGTCTTCCAATTCCCCAGGGATTTTTTCCTTTTCGCGCCCACCGCGTGGGGAGCTGCCGCCGTCACCCAGATGCAATTCATCCGGCACTTCATGAACATCTGGACCCTGCCCGACGACCCGTTCGACTACGCCTCCTGGACCCAGGGCCTGGACACCCGCAACTGGCAGTGCCACGTCAAATCCGGATCGTTCGGCGGCGACCCGACCCTGTGGGGCCTGTTCGTCTCCCGAATGAACTCCCTTGACACCGTCATCGCCGAACCCCTCGACGACGCGCAGGTTTCGGCCACCTACCGACGCATCTTCACCGCCGAAGGCGAAACCGTCGAGGGCCTCTACAACAACGACATCGCCAACGGCGCATGCGTTTTCGAGTTCGAGGACCGCTCCGGATTCTCCCGCGAATCCGGAACCTACCTCTCCGGCAACGCCGCCGAAGGCTTCCTGCGGTCGGCGATGACCTGGACATCCGACCTGCTCGAAGGCGTCCTCGAATTCGTCGAGGACGACCAATCGCTCACCCCCGACGAGTACTGGCAGTCCTCATGGATGGGCACCAAAGCCGCCAAACCCGGCATCGTGCTGCGCGATTCCTACGTCAACGACCTGCAGGCCAAAGTCACCTACAGCCCGGCCACCGCCACCTCAATCGTCCTGGGCGGTGACAACCCGACCGCCGACGCGCTGGCCCAGGTGCTCATTTCCTCGATCGGCAACCTGCTCGGCTACTTCTTCCTGTTCGGCTTCGACTCCGCCGGCGACATCGCCGCCGACGTCATCATGCCGTTCCTGGTCGGCACCATCGCGGCCTGGCTGCAGTTCGAGCTCGGCGATCGCGCCACCAACCTCGGGTGGTGCCACCTGCTGGAGGTCTACCAGTCCGGCGCCGAGCAGAACGCCTACTCGATCTCGGCGCTGGCCACCGCCCGGGGTGGGGTCAACGCCACAGACTCCGAGACCGCGCACACCATGGTCATCGACGAGTCGACATGGTTCATTCCGGGCCTGCACGGCGACATTGGCGATCGCGTCGGTGCCACCGCTGGCGTGCTCGAGCGCATGGGCATCGACGTCACGTTCAGCAAGCAGATCAAAGAGATGACGCTGCAGCTGGAGGAGGGCGGCAAGTCCAAGTTCCTGGTCAAGGTGGGGGAGAACAAAGCCGCCATGACCCGCGGCGAGCGCAATGCGCGGATGTTCAAAAAAGCGATGGACCGCATCGCTGACATCGGATTCCACCTCGTGCAGTGACCAAAGACATGACACAACAAACGGTTTGGAGATAACGGGTGGAATCACACTACGCGGCGGTGGTGCTGTCCAAGGGCGGCACCTGGAAGCCATCGACCAGCGAGACGCCCTACCTGCTGCCCGACTCCAACGGACTGACCAGCTGGCCCGAGCGATCGTCGGCACGATGCGTCTTCCGCGACACCAGGGGCCTGGAGCTGTTCACGCTGCGCGGCAAAGTGCTACCGGATCAGATCGAGTTCATCGGGTCGCCGGCAGACATGGACAAGATCCCGGCCGGCGCCAGCTTCACCATCACCCTGGAGACTCGCTCGGGAACCTTCCCGATCCGCCACGGCACGGTGATCCGCCAAGAGGTCACCATCACCACACCACTGTCCCAGCAGAACATCCCGCCACTGTCGCTGGTGGACAACCTGCAGCGCAGCGCCACCGGCCGCAAATGGATGCCGCTGGCCGGCGGGCTGGTGGAGATGGTCGACAACTCCGATGCCGGCCTGCCGATCGGCATGGCCGCCCGAGGCGAGCGCGGCGCGGTGCGCTACTTCCAAGAGTTCACCACCCCCAGCATCGAGATCGGCGTCAGCCTGCTCAACCGCAACCCCGACCAGGCGGCGTGGACGTCGGTCAACTTCGGCGCCGACATCAACTCCGAGATGGGCTTCTCGGTCCGATTCGAGACCGGAGCCACCGCCAACCGGCGCATCCACATCGGCACCCTGACCAACCCGATGACGATCATCGACCGGGCCCCGCTGGTCACCAACACCGTGGAGAACAACGACTACTACCTGATCCGGTTCATCCACGGCACCAAGACGGTCGCCCTGTACAAGGGCGCCTCGCTGGAACCGATCGCGCAGTGGCCCGACGAGACCGACATCGTCCCGCGCGGGATCGGCTACCGACACCTCTCGCTGAGCTTCTACCGGTCCTCGACCTGGACCACCAAAGGCATTCAGATCACCTCCATCACCGCAAGGGACGCCGCATGACCACCGCCGCAACCGAACCCACCGCCGCCGACATCGCCGCCCTGGAGGACCTGCTCTGGATCATGGTGCCGCCCGGGCGCAAGATGTTCGCACCCAAGCTGGCCGCCAACGGCATCCGCGTACACCCCGAGCTGGCCACCAAACGCCTCGTGCGCGACGGCCCGGAGTCCGAGGGCAACTGGGCACCTCGGCACCTGGAGCCCATCAACACCGACCCCGCCACCCTGGCCGCCGTCGCGATGGGCCAAGCCCCGGCCCAACAGATCGACATCGAACAGGTCTCCGCTCTGGCTATGGCGCTGATGGTGCTCCCGCCGCCCATGCCCATCGCAATGGCCCCGGAGTTCTACGCCCTGGGCGCCCGCGTGCACCCCGAGCTGGCCACCACCACCGCCGCCCCGGCCGACCGCGGAAAGATGCTCGCCGTCATCCGCATCATCGGCCAACGCATCCCCGAGCTGGCCGGCCTGGCAGACGAGCTGGAGGACGCCGCCACCGCGGCCGCCGCCGGCGACGGATCCAAGATGGCCGCCCTCGGCCAGCGCCTCTCGCCGCAGATCCTCGAACGCAGTGACGCACTGCGCGCCCACGCGGCCAGCATCGGGCCCGAGGACTCGATCGAGTGAGCATGCCCAACGGGCCCGGCGGCATCAATCCCTCCGCCGAATTCGGTGTCAGCGAAACCGGGATCTCCGATCTGCCCAACCGGACCCAACCCAACATCGTCGAGATCCTCAAATCCTCGAAATTTCCAGACACCTCGCCGTGGAAGAACCCCAACGGCATCCTCGCCGCCGGCTGGGGCATGGTGCTCTCTGCGATCAGCGGGGCCGCCACCAACGCCGTCAACGCCATCACCCAGATCGCCAACTTCATCGTCCACGTCGGCGCCACCACCATCGAGGGCGTCGGCGACTTCCTCAACCACGCCGCCGCCCAAGCCCAAACCGCCATCACCAACGCCGCCCTCACCCTGGCCAACCTCCAAGCCACCTGGAATGCCGCCATCCGCGGATGGTCCGGAGTGCCGAACGCGGTCGGCTCGGCCGAGGACATGGAGGTCATATTCGGGGCCACCCGCCAACTCCAGTTCGGGCAAATCACCCTGGCCGACCTCCAGAACGCACCGGAGAACGCCCCGTTTTGGGAGTCTCCCAACCCGTTCGAAGACGTGTCGTTCATCCGACGAGACCTCAAACCGGTGGTCACCTACACCGCGACCACCGCCTCAATGGCGGCATCCGGAACAACCCTCATCGGCGCCACGGAAAGCGCCTGGCGCAACCCACTGAACAACCACACCCACCTGGTGACCATCGTCCCCACGCTCAGTAAGCCGGTATTCACCATCCCCGCCGGCACCCTGGCCCTGTCGGTCATCCGCGTGAAAAAGAACCGGATCGCCAACATGGTCCGCTTCATGGCCGGCGGCGACACCCCCACCGGACCTGTCCTGGTCGGCCTCTACCGCATCGACCCGATCACCGGAAACCAAACGCTCGTCTACGACTACGGCGACGTCTCCGGCGAAGTGGACACCGGACCACTGGTCTACGAATGCGCACTAGAGATGGCCGGAGACATGCTCGTCGAGGCCGGCGCCCTCTACGCGGTCGGCATCCTGCCCTTGGAAGCATCGTTCACCGTCGCAGCGGTCCTGCGCCAACGGTCGGTGCCAGACCCCATCATCTACCCCCAAGGCGCCACCGAGCTGCTCGCCGGACAAACCGCACTCCCTGCCACGATCACGGAGACCACCCTCAATCACGATGCCACCCACTGCATCTGGGTCTCGGTCGGCCAAACCGTCCCCACCACCATCACGCCCGTCACACTCATCGCCGACTTCGACGCCTACTCCAACAACGGCAACTGGGTCTCCCCGGCCTTCAAGAACTTCGGCACCGGTGTGTGGGAGATCGTCGACGGCGCACTGACGGCCGGCGGGCCACCAGCGCTGTTCGCCACCGACTACAAAAAAGCGTTCGTACCACTCACCCGATGCGCCACCGACAACATGTTCGCCGAGGTCGTCATCGGATCCGCCGGCTGGAGCGCGGAGTGGAACGGCGCCGTCGTACGCGCCGGCGTCCGGTGCAACGCCGAAGGCACCGCCGCGGTCGTGATGGCCATCCACCAACAGGGCACCGGACCCGCCACGGTCACCATCGAATCGGCCACCAACATCATCGAGGCCGGCACGCCCCGCGCCACCAGCACCGCCACATTCCAGGCGTTGCCCAGCGACCGCTTCCGGATCGAAGCAGTGCACGACCCAGATCTCGACTACACGACCTACACGTGCCTGCGCAACGGCGAACCCATCGCCGGTGCGCAGTGGCCCGACATCGACAACCTCTCGCCGCGAGGCGTCGCCTGGCGGCGGGCCATGGGCGGATCCAACGCGGCGACGTGGAACTTCGCGCTCCAGCGGGCCGCCGCGATCGACCTCTTCCGCGCCGGCGACCTGTCCACCTGAGACAACCGCCCCACCACTACGACACTTGGGAGGACCTGCCCGATATGTACCCCGTGAAATCCCTGAAATGGGATCCGGTCAGCGGAGCGTTCGCCATCCGGACCCAACTCCCCGACACCCCGCAGTTCACCAACATGGCGTGGCTGATCGGCACATCAAATGTCGGTGCGCGCAGCGCCTCTGAAGCCGACGTCTCCGACTGGGTCGACGTACCCATCGACGTGCTGACCGCGCTGGCCGAGTCCGCGCAAGACGAAGGTGGTCAGTAGTGGCCACGATTACCGACCGGGCCGAAAAGGACCCCGATGATGTGTGCCCGTTCACCGTCGACTGGTCGGACTGGCTCGCCGTCACCGAGGACCTCATCCTCGACTGCGACGTCTTCGCTGACGGACTCGACATACACGACTGCTGGTTCACCGGCCAAGACACCACCGCCAAGCTCGGCGGCGGATCCGACAACGCCGAGTACGAAGTGACATTCCGGATCTACACCGAAGCCGAGGACGTCTACGACTACTCGATCATCGTTCGCTGCGAAAGCCATTAAGGGAGGCCAATACTCATGGGATCAAACGGATTCACCCTGTACGGCGAGACGAAGATGCTGACTCATCTTCTCAAGTCCGGTGCGGTGTACGGGAAACTGCACACCGCCGACGCCGGGGACGGCACGATGAATGCCTCGGTGCACACCACACGCCAGCCCGTCACCTTCGGAGACCCGGACTCCAACGGCGTGTTTGAACTCGCCGCACCGGTCACCTGGGGCGTGCTCAGTGCAACGGAGCAGCTGTGGGGCGTCAGCCTGTGGGACGCCAGCACCGCGGGTCACTGCGTGATCATCCACGAGTTCGCCAAGCCGAAAAACGTCTTCAACGGCGACAACCTCAAACTGTCCACGCTGAAAGTCGCCCTGCCGGTGGTCGGTCTGTAATGGCGGTCTTCTTCGACGCGATCGGACAAGGCGGAAGCGACGGGCACCCGTTCTACGACTCGCAGCGCACCGAGCACAAGCACGTCGCCAACGGCGGCGACATCGCCGTCCTGGCCGGAATCTCCTACTCCGTCACCGATCTCGCACTCGGACCATGGATCATCTGGGACAGCACCCTGGGCGACCTCACCCGCAAAGTCAGCTACGGCGGGGTCGATATGCAGCCCATCGGCGTGATCCAGTGGGGCGGTACCGCCCCCGGTGCCGTCGACGCCTGGACCGAGGTCTTCGCGCTCGCCGGCGTGCCCGCCGGCGAAGCGCAAGTCGTCGCCGCGGTATGGGGCGGAATGAACTCCCAACGCGCTCTGCGCTGCCAAACCGTCTCCTACACCGGTGTCCACTCCATCGGTACACCGATCATCGCCTCCGGCGTCGGCAACAGCGCGGTAACCGCCACCGCCACCGCCACGGCCGCCGGCCGCATCGTCGGGGTATTCGGAACCCGCAGCGGCATGTCCGGATACAACGGCTCGCAACGATTCCTGAGCAACGACGGCGTCGGCCTGCTCATGGGCGACGCCCCCGGCACCGGCTCCCCGCAAGGTCAGACCGTGACCCGGCAGAACGACGGCCCCTGGGCTGGACTGGTCGTCCCGTTGCAGGCCGCCGACACCGTGGCCACCTGCGAACCGCTGATCGTCGAACCGACCATCAGCTCTCGCGTGCACCGCGCACCGCGCACCGGCGGTCTGCGCCGCAAAGTCTTCAAAGTCCCAGCGGATTTCCAGTAGGAAAGGCGGGAAACAGCCGTGGCGCTTCCCAATTTCACGATCGACACCACCACCAAGCTCTACGCCATCCTCGGCAGCGCCAGCGCGGGTGTCCTCGCTCCAGCCGTCCTGGCCAAGACCAGAGTGGTGTTCAGCAGCAACATCCCCGTGGACGGACTGTTCACCTTCGAGGGCAACATGTACCGCGCCGCGACGAAGGTCTACGCCGACGTCGGCGAAGACGGCTCCATCCTGCAGGACGGTTTCGCCGTCCGGTTGCTGGCCAACGACGACGCCCTGAGCATCAGCAACATCCAATGGACCGTGACCATCCTCGCGCCCACCCCGGCCGGCGCACAAGAGATCCTGCCGTGGACCTTCGACGCCCCCGGCAACGGCGCGGTCGTCGACCTGTCCGAGACCGTCGCGGTGACCGCCGTCGAGGCCGTGGGGGTGATGCGCGGCCCAAAAGGTGATCCCGTCGACGACTTCACAGTCATCGACGGGTGGCTGCAGTTCTACGTCAAAGGCACACCGGTAGGCGCCCCGAAGAAACTCGAATTCGGATCCGCCGAATGGTCCACGATCCTCGGCAAGCCCGATGTGATCGCCGCCGGCGGCACCGAAGCCGAGGCCCGGGCCGCCATCGACGCCGTCGGCGCCCAAGAGGTAATGGACGCGCTGGCCGGCACCGCTAGCGGACTGCAACCAAAAGACGCCGATCTCACCGCACTGGCCGCACTGCCCACTGTCGCCAACCGGCTCCCGTATGCCACCGGCCCGTCGGCGTGGTCGCTGACCGAGTTCAGCCCGTTCGGCCGTTCCGTCGCCGCCCTGGCCGACGCGCCCGCCCTGCGCGTGCTCGCGGGCCTACGCATCGGAACTGACGTCCAGGCGCACAGCGCCGCGCTTGCGGCCCTGGCTGCGATGACCAATCCGGTGGCCGGATCGACGCTGCGGGTGCCGCTGTTCAGCGACAGCGGGTCGGCGTGGAACTACGTCAACACCACGGGATTCGGTCGGGGTGTCTTCGGGCTTGCCGACGCCGCGGCGGCTCGGACGATGTTCGGCGCGATGGCCGCGTCCCTGGTTGGTGTAGCGAACGGAGTCGCGCCGCTCGACGAGAACGGCACGGTCGCGCCCGCCTACCTGCCGTCCTACGTCGACGACGTTATCGAGCGCGCGACCCTGGCCGCGTTCCCTGCGGTCGGTGAGACAGGCAAGATCTATACCGCACTCAACGCAGGCACTTCAGCTGATCCGTCGAAGATCTACCGGTGGTCCGGGTCGACGTATGTCGAGATCAGCCCGTCACCGGGCTCCACTGACGCGGTCCCCGAGGGCGCGACGAACCTGTACTTCACCAACGCGCGTGCTGACGCCCGTGCTGATCTCCGTGTCGCTGCTGGTATCACCGGCAAGGCCGACAAGGCCACCACGATCGCGGCCGGCACAGGCCTGACCGGTGGTGGCGACCTATCGGCCAACCGGAGCCTGGCCGTCGCCTACGGCACCACAGCGGGCACCGCCGCCCAAGGCAACGACGCCAGGCTGTCCAATGCCCGCCCACCGACCGCCCACAGCCACAACGTCATCGTCCCCATCGAGTACGAGGTCCACGCCACCTACAGCACCCGCGCCGTCGGCTACGGGGACAACACGCTCGGCTTCCTTGTGCCGAGCGCCTTCACCCTGGCCAGTGTCGTGTTCCGAGGTGAGACCGCCGACGCCAGCGGCTCGACCACCGTCGAGATCCGCAAGAACGGCACTCAGCTGGCCACGACGGTCAAAACCATCACCGCAGCCAACCAATGGGGCTATGACACCGACATCATCGTCACCGGTCTCTCGGAGTCGCTGGTCGCCGGAGACATCCTGCGCCCCTACATCTCTGCGGTCGGCACGACCCCCGGCAAGGGACTCTCGGTCACCCTTATCGGGACGAAGACAGTGGCGACCAGCTGATGCCCGGGTCGCTCATCCACCTGCCCGTCGCGTCCACGCCGGCCCCGACCGAACCCACCTTCGTCTCTCAGTCCGCAGCAGTGCAGCACCAGGTCTGGTCTGGAAACCACACCGTCAACGTCTCGATCGACGTGCCCTATGCGGGCGGGATTCTTCTGGTCCCTATGTGGATCAACTCCTCAAGCTGGGTCTCGATGAGCGGAATCAGCCGCTCGGTCACCAGCAGCCTCGGTGACACCGTCACCGCAGTTCCCAACGGCACCATCGACGCCTGGGCTGGCAGCGGCAGTGAGAGTCACGGCGGCGCTCAAATGTGGGCCAAGGTCAATCCGACAGTGGGGACACACGTCCTCACTGTCAGCACCGGACACTGGCAGAACTACGAGATCCTTGGTGCCGGAGCGATGTTCTACGCCAAGTGCTCAGCGATCACGCAGTCCGGCACCGCCGCTGGCGGTGGAGCCAGCTCCAGGTCCCTCAACGTCGCATCCGGGACAGGCCGAACCACCCTCGGACTGTTCATCAATGACAACCCGGCGGCCACAGCCAACGGCACCGCCCGTTGGGCAGCAACGTCACTCGACATCGCAGGCTGGACCGACCGTGTACTGGTCCAAGAGATTCCCGGGGCTGCCAGCGTCACCCACTCCATCTCCGGTGGCGGTGGCGCATGGGGCATCGGTTTCGACCTGACACCGTGACCTGACAATCCGAGCGAAAGTCACTAAGCCATGGGAATTCTCGGTCACCTCGACGCCTACGGCACCGACGACCCCGACTTCAACGAGGGCCACCCCGAGGACCGCTGCCCCGTCTGCGGAGCCCCGGTAGCCGGCCACGTCGGCGGCGAGCTGCCTGACTCTCGAATCAAGTGGCAGCACCGCCGGCACGCGGTGCTGGCCATCCCGCTCGACAACCTCTAACCCGCGCACCTCGCGTCACCCTGCCGACTTCCCCATGGCAGGGCGATGTGTCATGCCTGAAAGGCGGTATCACACATGGTCGATCGCTTCTGGCCGCTCGGCGCTGGTCGCATCATCACCAGTCCATTCGGTCCCCGCGAATACGGCTTCCACGCCGGCACGGACTTCGGCCGCGAGGGCGGATCGGCCGGCATGCCGGTCTACGCCGTCCAAGCCGGCACCGTCATCTTCGCCGGCGCGGCCGGCGGGTACGGCGGACCCGACCCCGCCGGCTGGCTCGTCATCGACAGCACCGACGCCGAAGGCGGGGGATGCCTCGAATACGGCCACATCATCCGCGAGGTTGCCCGCGGCGATCACGTGACCGCCGGCCAACGCATCGGCCGCATCAACCCCGACCGCCGAACCAACGCCGACGTCGCACCACATCTGCACCTGTCCGACATGCCCCGCGGCTATCACCCGGCCGCCAAACAGAACCCGCTGACCCGGCTTACCGGTGCCCGCGAACCCGAACCCGCTTTGTCAGTTACCCCAAAGTCCGATCAAAGTCAGGAGACCCCCATGGGTTGGACCGGAGACCCGATCTGGCTGGCCGACGTCGTGCGGCCCGCCGTGTCCAAGTTTGTCGAGTACCCGGGATGGAAGACCCGTGGCCACGGCGACTTCAAGGACATCCGCGGCATCATGGTCCACCACACCGGTGGCCGGGCATCGGCAGCATCCATCGCCAACGGACGCCCCGACCTGCCTGGCCCACTGTCCCAGTTCCACATCGCACGCGACGGCACCATCACCCTCATCTGCGTCGGTGTCGCCTGGCACGCCGGGATGGGCAGCTACACCTGGCTGCCGACCAACATGGGCAACTGGCACCTCATCGGCATCGAATGCGAAGGCCCCGTCACCCCCGGCATCGGACCCGGCAACCAGCACATCGAACGCTGGCCCGACGTGCAAGTCATCGCGCTGCGCAACCTGTGCGCCGCAATCCTGCTCAAGCTGCGCTTCGGCTCCGACCGTCTCATCGGCCACAAGGACTACGCCGGCCGCGCACAAGGCAAATGGGACCCGTGGAACATGGATGTCACCGGCTGGCTGGCCGGCGAAGTCGACAAGGACATGCGCGGCTTCGTGTTCCCCGGCGAAGACGGTCCGCGCCCCGTCCCGCCGGTCACCCCGGCGCCGGTGCCCGCCCCGACACCGCCGATCGACAAGTACGCCGGGGTCCTTCTGTACCGGGGGATCAACGCACCCGCCAAGGTCCGTGCCCTGCAAACCCGCCTCAAGTTCAAGCCCGGCACCAACGAGCCGGGCCTGTACTCCAAGATCGTGGTCGACGGCGACTACGGGGCCCACACCGAGGCCTGCGTCCGCGACTACCAGAAGAACCGACCCCCGCTAATCGCCGACGGCGTGGTCGGCCCCGCCACCGCCGCACGTCTCGGCCTCGTCCTCTGATGAGCGAAATTCGGCGCGGCACGTGCGGTGACCCCGGCCCCGGTGACGCTCACTGCACCGACGATCCCGGCCACCGCTACTCCTGCTACGACGCGGGCGAGGACGTGTCCTTCAACCACCGCCAGGGCTTCCGTCACGACTGCGAAGACCCGGCATGCGATCGCCAGCACTTCACCAACGAGGAGCACTGAATGACCAGCTACATCGCACCCAGCCAACCCGGCCAAGCACACCCGAAAATCCCTGGCGCAAAACGGTTCCTGTCGCGCTACAGCTACGGCAAAGACCTCGGCGAGAGCACCGAGTACACCATCCCTTTCGGGATCGCCCTGCGCACCTGGGCGCCCAAGTTCAACGCCGAGATCGACAACGGTCGCGCCGGACCGAAGGTCCCAGTCGATGGGTCCTTCGATTGGTCCGTGCAACGCCAGATGGGACTCGACGGCTCAGGGGTCACCCACGTTCCGCTGGTGCTCACCTGCATGGGCCACCTCGGCAACATGGTCACCGGCCCCGACTACCTCGCCGCCCGACCGCTGGAAGCGCAGAAGCGCATCCAGATCCAGATGGTCGGCGGCTTCGACAACCGTGCGTTGCCGTTCCGGCTGGCCGGCCAACGCGAGGAGATCAACCGACTACTGCACGAACCGCAGCTCCGACTGGCCGAGCGCCGTTGGGCCGCCTCGACTCACAGTCGCGGCGCGCTGGCGTTCTGCCAGGTGTGGGAGTCACGCGACCCGAATGACCCGGTATGGAAGAACTTCCGCGGCGGGGTGGCTTTCGGTAATCCGAAACGCCCGCTCGACGTGGTCGCGCCGTGGATCGCCGATCGGCCCGCCAACGGCACCGAAGGTCTCGCCCCAGATTGCCTGGCCGAGGCGATCCCGGGCATGGCCGAAGTGTCGCGTCGCGGCGACCTGTACGCCGAAAAGGTCAAGGGTGCGAAGGCAAGCGAACTCAAGGTCGCGGTCTACCGACTCGTCGCCTACGGCCAGTTGTTCGGGCAGGACTCCATCACCGAGGAACTCCTCGTCCTGGTAACGCAATTCGGCCAGGTCGTGTGGGATCTGTTCGCCGCGATCACCGCTGGCATTCAGTTCGCTATCAACATGCGCCCGCACAACGAATTCGACCTACGCCCGGCGACCGACCATTTGGCCCGCGTGCTCGCGGTCTGACCTGATCCGATAAGGGGAATCCTCTGATGCTGTTGAACATTCGAAGCTGGGCAGACGCCCGCGCCGTGCTCTACACCCTGTTGCCGATCGTCTCCACACTCCTGGTGAGCACCGGAGTACTCCCGGACCACGTCGCGAAACTGTGGGTCGCCCTGGCCACCTCGATCCTCGGGCCCGTCGTGGCCGCGTGGATGGCCCGCACGGTATCGGCGCTACGCACCGCCTTCTACGCCGTGCTCGCCGCCGTCCAGGGCCTCGCTGTCGGCTACGGGTTGATCAGCGACGGCGCACTCACCCCGTGGATGCCCCTGGTGGTCGCACTCGTCGGCGCAGCGTCCGGTGGTGTCGCGGCGGCCAACACCGACACCACCCCGGCCGCCGGCCCCGCGAATACCACCGCGCCCACCGACTGCGGCAGCAAGTGAGGCGGTGGCTACGGCGCGACACCGCATGGGTCCCGACCGTTCCGCCCAAGCAGCGGTTCTGGATCGTGCTGCTGCTGTTCGCCACGCCGTTCGTGGCCGGCGTCGACTTCCTGATGGGCGAGAACACCGAAAGCCTGTCTCTCGTCGAAAGGTCGATGCCCGCACCAGCCTGGGGTGCGCTGCTGGTCTGCGCGGGCACCGCAATGGTGTACGGGTACGCAGACCGCCGGCCCAAGCTGTGCATCGGCGGCCTGCACCTGGCCGGCGCGCTGTTCCTGACCATCGCGGCCGGCATCGGCTGGAACACCATCGACGCCCACGGCAGCTTCCGAGGCCCGTGGATCTACACGCTGGTCGGGGCCTGCCTGTGGATCAAGGCGGTCGGCTACGCCCAGCAGATCCGCCAGGTGCCCAGATGACCGGACCTCTGATGGCCACCGATTGGATGAACCCGCACGACCCACCGGCGGGGATTCATCCGCTGATCTGGCTGGCTATCGTGCTGATCTTCGGACCGCCCGCCGTGATCTCCCGGACCGCGGCCAAACTCCCCAGCGTCCTGGGGGCCACCGCCCGATGGTGGCAGCGTCGCCAGCAGAAGGCTGCTGAGAAGGCGGCAACCGCGGACCCGCAGCGTGAATGCTCGCCGTCCTACCAGGTGTCCCAGCAAGAGATCCTGCGCATCCGGGAGGACTACAGGCGTCTGAGTGAGGATTACGTGCAGCTCAAAGAGCGTGTGGACGGACTCGAAGTAGAGTTGACCGACGAGAAGAAACGGGCCTGGGCGGCGATCGGCTACATCCGACGCCTCATCGACTCGCACTCACGTCACGCACCGGGCGTGGATATCCCGCCACCCCCGGAAGTCCTACGCGACATCGTCTAGGCGCAGATCCAACGGTTACGTAATGTGCAGGACGTGCCTATCGCATACGCGATCCTCGTCGGTGTCGCTCCCCTCATCCTCTCGTTCGTTGCTGGATTCTTTGGCGCGACGGTCGGCCTCGGTTGGGGTGCCTACATCGCATGGTTTGTAGCCTGCCTTGTAATCGGCGCAGTCGTCACCATCGTTGGCCGACGGTAGGTGGGCCTCCCGACACGTCGGGCCTGTTGCATTCCGAGACATAATATAGCTCGGTGCGCTATATTATGGACCCATGAGCAACATTCCGGTGGTCATCGCGGACCGCATCGGGCCCCTTGTCGAAACCCTGCACGACGCGTTCGAACACGCGCGCCATCGGATTGACAACAATTACCCGGGTCTGTGTCGTGAGGACCAGGGCTGGTTGCGAACCCACAACCTCCGTGGGCTCACCTACCAGCGACTGCAGGATGTCGTGCTGCCCGATCACTGGGAACTGTCCGGCCGGCACCAGCGGAACGGGATGATCAACCTCGCCTACGGGTCCGGCCAGATGGCCCTACGGTTCGTTCACGCCTTCCCATCTGTAGGGGAACCCCCAATTGCCGGTCACAACCACGCCCGGCGCGCGTGGTACACCCAGCGAGCCCTAGACGAACTCACTGATCCCGATTTCATGCCAACTCAAAGGCTGCTGCTGGTCTGGGACGAGATCAGCCCGACGGCAGACTTCACACTCTCGGTCATCCGGCCACTTAGCCCCGGCACACTTCGCCGGCGTGTCCGCCGGGACCTAGAGATCCCGTTGCCGCGTACGCTCACGGCGTTCGAGCAGACGCAGTTCGATACCAGCGATGAGGATGAAGACCTGTACTACGAAATCGACCAGGACGATGTCGACACCGGCACCGACGATGACAAGTGATGGCCGCGGCGCACGCGTAACCCACCTACGACACCTGCTGACCCTGACCCAAGGTCAGCTGGCGGAGAAGGCCGACTTGCTACAGCCAACGCTGTCCGCAATCGAGCGCGGCCGCACGCCCCTCACCGAAGGCATCGCCTTTCGGATCTGCCGCGCCACCGGAACGCCGATGGAGTTTTTCGACTTCGGCGCTCCCGCGTACGGCAGCACCGAAATTCACTTCCGGAAATCGAAGCGCGTGAGCGCCCGCGGACGCGACTTTGTCATACAAGCGTTCAAGGAGATTGAACGCGTCGCCGAGCAGATCGATACGGCCCCTTTACGCCTGCGCCGCACGAAGCTCTCCCTGGCCGAGGAGGCCGACATCGTCTCCGACGCCGACATAGAAGCCTTCGCCGCCGAGGTTCGCAGGGAGAGCGGTGTCGACGGCGACGCCCCTGTGCGCAACGTGATGCGCACGATGGAGCGAGCCGGTATCGGCATCGCACCACTAGAGGTGCCTCACGGCACCGACAACGAAGCTCTGCTGCACGGCCACTGTGGAATGTCGCGGTGGGGCGATGAATCATCCCGCGCGATCGTCACGTACGTCGCCGGAATGCCGGGTGACAGACTGAGATTCACCCTCGCTCACGAACTGGGCCACATTTTGATGCACACCCGGCGCGTGGTACCTGACGAAGAGCAACGCGAGCGCGAGGCTGACCGCTTCGCTGGCGCGTTCCTGGTGCCACCCCAAGTGGCCGAACGTTCAATCTCCGAGACGCTGACGCTTCACGGTTTCATGCGGCTCAAGGCGCAATTTGGGATCTCGATCCAGGCGCTGATCATGCGCGGCCGGAAGTCCGGGCTTATCTCGCAACAGCGACAACGGTCGCTCATGATTCAGGTGTCGAGCCGCGGCTGGCGGACCCAAGAGCCCGTAAAAGTCACATGCGAGACCCCGATGCTGTTGTGGACGCAACTGTCCGCAATCCATGGCGGCAATCCCTACTTCCCCGCCAGCACCGCGTACGGGGTCCCCGTCGATCTGCTCAAGCAATGGGTCCCCGAACGAAAATCAAAAGAACCGTCAACCCGGCAACAGACCGAGGCCAGTATCGGCACCGTGACGGCTTTGAACACTCGCCGCAGATAGATCAATCACCCGCGCTCCTCGGCTTGGTCAGCGGCGATCAATCAGGTCGTTCAGTTTACTTCCAATGCGAATTGTTGCGTCAGCAAGCTTTCCGATCGCCTCGGCGATGTGACGGTCGTATTCAGTGGATGCGGCTTCCCGCGCCTGCGCTGCTGCGGCCTTTGCCGCGATGGCATCTTCGCGAATGCTAGCCATGTTCAATCTTTCCCTCGGTCGTCGGATGTCCGGTAGAAGGATATTGGTTAGCCAACCGCGGCCAGCATGGCCACGCGAACCCTCTCGTCCTCGGACAGGACGTACATCTGGGTGGTGGCGATGGAGTCATGGCCGAGCAGATCTTTGACTGCGACGATGTCGTTCGTTGCTCGGTAGGCCCGCGTGGCGGTGCGGTGCCGCAGCGAGTGCATGGTCCAGACGCCGGGCATAGCATCGGCGCACAGCCGGCCCACCCACCGCGGCGAAAGGTGGCCGTGGTCCCTTCCTGGGAATAGGTAGCCGGTGTGCGGTGCGCCGGCGGTGTGGCCGGCCGCGCCGGCGGCGATCATGGTGGCGAGCTTGACGGTGATGGGTATGACGCGACGCTTGTTGCCCTTGCCGTGGACCACCAGGCTGGGGCCCTCGGGAATCAGATCGTCGGTGCTGGAAACGGCGACCTCGCCGCGACGCATCCCGTGATCGGCCATCGACAGCATCAGCGCCAGCCGGGCGTCGTGTTCGGCCTGGGCGACGGCGATCGCGCGGACATCCTCTGGTGTTGGGCGTGGCATCGGTTTGCGGGCCTTGACGCTGGGCAGGCCGTCGGCGAAGTTCTCGGTGAGGTGGCGGTTACGGTGGGCCCACCGGAAGAATCCGCGCATGGTGGTGCGGTAGCTCCGACGTGTCTCAGTGGCCCAATGCTTCTGCTTGCCGAACCACTCGACAAGTGCGACCTCGGTGATCTCGGCGGGCGTGCAGCGCAAGCCGCGGGCCATACGCGCCAGATGGGATCGGCGTGTGTTGATCGTGGTGGCGGGCCGATCGCCCGCTTTGAGGAAACCCAGATAGCCGTTGATGAGAGGGGACCACTCGGTCGGAATTGACTTTGCCTTGCCGGCGTTCCGATGCCGCCCCCGCGTGCCGTTATTCACGGGTCCGTAACTTAACGAGGCCCCTATACGGCGGTATTGCAT